AGTGCCGATGTTCCCTTGTTCAGTAAGGTAGATAACTTATTATATTCCTCTACTGATTTCCGAAGTTCTGGGATATTGGCGTCAATCACTTGTTGGGTTTGTTCTCTAATAGTATTATTGATTTCTTCTAATCGTCCTTCTGCCTTCAGCTTTTCTTCGGTATACTTGACTATTAACGTATTTGTTTTTTGAAGGTCAGACCGTAATACATCAATATCTAACGTGATATTCGGTACTGGACGCTTTTGACTCTGCCAGTCCCGTAACTTGACATCCAACATATCCCGTTCTTCTTTAATATCATCGACAAGCCCTTCCACCCGTTGGTGATTGACTTTAGTATCTTCAAGTTTCGTCTGTGTTTCTGCTAGAAGTTGACCGAAATCAATCTTCTTGAACTTCTTCAACGCACCAGTAAGCTCCTTACTCTCTTCATTTGCCTCATCAAATAACTTATCAAACACATTCAGCCCCATAAACTGGATGAGTAAGTCCTTTCGTTCAGAATGAGACTTGTCAATAAAGAGTGCATTCCCCGTCTGACTACTGAGCGTGGTCAATACGAAATCTTCATAACTACCGACATAGTTACGAATGTTAGCATTAGTGTCCCGGCGGTCTTCACCATTCAACGAAGTGTGGGTTCCGTCTGGATTCTCCTTCCAGAATGATACGTCTACCTTGACATCTCCACCCTTCTTACGATTACCAATACGGCGGATATAATAGATTTCTTGATTGATTTCAAACTTCAATTCACATTCGAACTGGTCACGGCGATTATTCATAATGTGGTCACCACGGAACGCACGTGGAGTCTTGTCGTACAAGCAGAAGATGAGTGCATCCATCGACGAACTCTTGCCGGATGCGTTTGACGCGAAGATACCGTGAATACCTTGGAGATTCTCAAAATCAATCTCGTTGTTTTCCCCATACGAGAACATATTAGAGAACGTAAACTTCAACGGACGCCAGTGAATATTCCGTGATTGGTCCTCGTGATTGACTTGGGCATTCAATGTATTATTGATACCAATAATTTTTTTCATCAAATCATCATCAACAGTTTCGTGATTCCGTTCAATCCAATCTTGAATCAGCGTATTCTGTGTGTTGACATTCGTGACATCCGTAGTAACGTGATTTCCTCTACGATTGACATTACTTGCTTGATTGAACCGATTCTTGTTGATACTGAGTTCAATGATGTTATACCTTTTCCGTAATGCCGCAGTGGTCTTTTTGACCAATGACGTATCTGCCGTCCCCGTAAATAAACGAAGGCGGACATTCTTTGGCATATCGGTTGGGAAATTAATCTTTCCGTCTTGGAGTTCTAACGTGTAGTATCCGTAGGCGTTCGGAAGTTCATGAAACGTATGTGTGCAATCTTCCACATTCCATAAACACCATCCGTGATTGTTGACTGTTTCCCCGTGGTTCTGCTGAATGAGTGACGAGGAATACACGATGACAGGATTACTTTCTTGAAGAATTTGATACTTGTGGATGTCACCAAGGAGTACGATGTCGTATCCTTCGAATGCCGTAACATCTACGTGACGGTTGGTAATAACATACTTAACATCTGTCTGTGCCCCGTGGACAGGTCCGTGATAGAGTGCAATCTTCTTTGCATTCTTCCGACAGTCTTGGACAGACGGCCATTGTTCACGATCATCCAATATAGAACATACTGCGAAATCTACGTCAGCAACTTGGTAGATATCGGAGTGCTTAAGATAATGTAAGTTGGAATGATTGAGATTCTTGATAATCGGCGTCAGACTATCCAACCGATTCATATTGGACAGATTGAGGTCGTGGTTCCCTGCGATGACGAACGTAGGAGCGATATCGGCAAGATTGCGGAGAAACTCTGAGGCGAGTTCCACCATTTCTGGACTCATATCGGTCTTAGCGTGGAGGATGTCACCAGCAACGACGATTACCCCGTCAGTTAAATCCGTTTGACGAAGTTGGTCGTAAAAGGTATTGAATGCTTCCCGATATTCTTCATGCCGTTTGAATAAACGAATGTGAATATCTGCGGTATGTACAATTTTTCGTAACTTGTTAAATGATACGTCAATTCTCATATATTCTGTAACCTGCCACCAATATAGTCTTTAAATGTTGTTGCGGACCCACGCTCGATACATTCCCACGTATCTTTGAAACCTAACTCCGAAGGGTCTTTCTTGTCAAGGTTTACCAGCTTGACATTCATTTCATAAGCGTTCAACGTTCGTTCGATTTCTCTTGCATCTGTCAATGCATCATCGTCTAGTACAACATACACATCTTTTACTTTATTCTTGACCAGTTCTTTCAACAACTTTTTGGGTACAAACTTACCCAAGAGTGGTATAGCATTTCGACGGATTGCAATCGCGTCGAATACACCTTCACAGAGAACCACAGGCATCTTCCAATTAATTTGATTCTCAAACATCACCACGTTTTTTGACACGGGTGGATTCTTATACTTCATCCCATCTTCATAAAAACTACGAGCGATAAAATAGTTCAACTTATTGTCTTTATCGTATGACGGAATAATGATACGATTCGCATATGGACCGTCAATGGTATATCCCATCTGGTAGCGGATAATGTCATACCCCTTAATACCTCTATTTGTAAGATATCGTAAGGCGTGTTTATAATGTAAGCTCTTGGTGGGTATCCATAACGGCTTGTATCCAGGTGGAAGATGTAAGCTTGTAACTTCATCTGCGGATTCTACGTAATTCCGTACTTGGTCATCAGAAAGTAGTGACCGCAACTCCTTCATTTGTGAAGGGGATACATCCAGTCTCTTAAATAATGTTATTAAAGAACGTCCTTTTGCTCCACAGTGCCAACAATGAAAAACGTTTTTTAATAAATTAACAGCGAATTTTCTCTTTTGGTGATGACAGAAAGGGCACGAGAAATAGTGTTCCCCGTTCCCAAATTGCTTATAATCACCTAATATTTGCGACAAAAGAGAGATTAGATTCATATATGAAATCTAACCCCTCTTCTGCAAATTGTCAAGTTTTCTTATTCAACTGGTTTTTTATTAACTAATTGAAAAAAGTGTTCTGCGGGAATAACCGCGTACACTGGTGTATTATTTCTCTTAAAGAATAGAACGGGAGTAGTCCCTTCTTTCGTATTCCCTTCTGCTTGTTCCAGAGACGCCCAGATGTTCATCTTTTCTTGGTTCTTGCACTCTGGAGAGTATGGAAACACCTTACGGGCCGCAGGTGACAATTTAATATCTGTTCCACTATCACCCATCAAAGTTGAAACCACATCATCGGGTTCCAATTGTGTGAAGTTTTCTAAAATCATATCTCGAACTGCGTTTTGTAACCGTTTACCTTTATTTTTTGCACTACGTGGTTTCATTGTAACCTCTTATATTAGAAACTTGTTGCTGATGAGTTGACCCGAGCTGCCGCAAAAGAATTCAAATTTACATATCCCTTGTTGTTAAGTGGGGTGTAATTGTGTATAATTTGAGTTCCTTTAGCAGTTGTTGCGGTTCTGAATCTGTTGTTGTAAAATCCGCTACTTAAGGAAGCTGGCCCTTCTTGTTCGAATGCCAATTTTAGAGATTTTGGAGTCCAGCGAGAAAGTTCGTAGGTCTTATTATTGGTTGGAGATACAGTTCCTTGTGCTCCACCAACTGCATAGGTACCTTCTGCGTTTCTCTTAAATTCGGTTTGGAATTCATCTGGTTCTGGATTGCGGCGACGAGTTCCATCCATAAAGTTTACACCATCTTTCGCACCAACGTCGGTAGCTTGCTTTGCTTTAACTTCGCCGACATAGGTTCCGTTTGCAGCTTGATTATATAAATCTACTAAACTCATAATATTTCTCCACCACTATTAGGTGTCAAATTTTACAACGAAGGTTTGAGTACTATCAGAAGTCCGTTGAATTGGATTTGATAGTTTTCCTACTGCAACCAATTCATTTGCTTCATTATATAACCCGATGGTTGTAATGTATGGGAGTAAACTTTGTGATGCCATTAAATCCCGTGGAAGCGATGCTGACCCCGTATACATAATCTTGTTGGTCGTCGGATTATATAACGAGTAGTTATATTCCGATGGATTCAGTTTAACTTTAACAGCATGTTCGTGTAACATTACTGATGAACTGAATTGCACTTGCACACTGTTTCCATTTCCTACATAGACACCATCATTTGATATTCCACCACCAGCGATACTTGATGTAGTCTTTAATAATACTACACCCTTTTCATAAAAGATTGAACCAATAATTGAACCACTACCAACAGATGACGAGACGTACATATTACCTTTTCCGTCATCATACGACGATGATGTACCGATAGTAACCTTCATCGTATTTGGCTGAATTTGTTCACCGAATATATCTTGTGTAATACTGATTACGTATACCGACCCAGTTGGAATATACGATGATGGTGTGATACCATATTGAGTCGATGGAAGTATAGAATAGAATGTTTGTATTACAGAATCAAACAATTCTTGTTCAGCATTTTCCACCCGTAATCCACTTGAAGTACTATACTTACGACCAAACAAGAAATTTACATCTACCGAATTACTGGTGGACCCCGAAACATACGTATACGTTTGTGACGAGTACGCATGAAACGGGGTTATCGTATATTCATTTGGTGCTAGTGACTTAAACGCAGTAACAGGTTTGGTCATAAATATCCACCCATTAAGCGGTTTAGTAATCTAGTCGAACGCGAATTAATGCTTCCTTGTCGGTACTCTTTTGTACTGGTCTACTGAGTTTTGCTACTGCTAACAATTCGTTTTGGTCATTATATAAACCGATTGTTGTAGCATAAGTAATTGGCTTGACACGGAATGGTTCAAGAACGTTTTGTGGATTTGAACCAGTATAGTAAGTTGGATTATTTGAGTAGTTGTAGTTACTATTCTTTAATCGAACGAAGTAGTTTGTTGAAGTAATACTTTCTGCTGACCGTGCGATAAATGGTGAACCAGCGGCCATTGAGCCAGAGATGGAACGAACCAACCCTTCATGTTGATATTGATATGAAGTTGCTGCACTTCCAGTGTATGGTGCATATGGTTGGTTTAGTGCTGGATACTTAGTCTTAGCGTCAACTACTGAGTTTGACCCAGTAAGTCCGACAGAAGAACTGATTGCTGACGGTGAAAGAATCATAACTCCGAAGTCCGGGAATACTAATCCAAATGATTGAGTATTTGCTGTATGTAATCCAGCTGTCAAACTACCAGAACGGATTTCGTATACATTATTTGCTACAAGGTTACCAGCAACTGCGGTGCCAAGTCCACTATTATCAATAAATGTAAATAGTCCTTTTGAACCAGACAATCCTAATTGCCAGTTGCCTGGGTCGATTGCTTGCTTTAATCGAGCCCGTTGAATATTGATAACATAAATATCATTTGAATCTACACCGTTAAATGAGAACTTTTCAACATCTTCTGCGAGAAGAATGTTACGATATTGAGAATAGATAACTTGAGTTGGGAGAGTCGAATTTGCGTTTGTAGCAAGAGTCGGTGACCCACCACCACTTACGTGACCGTAAGCTACTGAGAATTGGATATCGGAAGTTGTTGGACTTGCACCGTTATACAAATCGTAGTAGAACTCACCAGAGTTAGCTACTTGAACACTTGAAGTGTACACTGCTGAAAGACTTCCCGTGTCTCCAGTCCATAATCCCGTAGTGACTTCATTTGCACGAATCGTGGTAATGTCGTCAGCTGCAACGAATTGTGTGAATATATTATATGCCATATAAAGTTCCTAGATTATGCTGAAGCGGTGGTCGTAAGAGTAAAGTTATATACAGCACCAGAACTACCACCATAAATACTAACCGAGGTGGTACCAGTCTTGTTAAGTGCCTTGATGTTAAATTCTAACCCGTTTGCGACGATTGACCCACGATTATTTGCTGATACCAATCCCGCTGCTGGGTTGACAACTTCCACAGAGGCTAAGGTACTGTCCGCCAACATCAATGTGTATACACTTTCTGTTTCAGATGAACTGTCTGTGTATGTAGTGATTGGACGAATAGTAATCGTGTTAGTACCTTGGGTTGGGTCAAAGTAAAGGTAAATCGTCTTGTTTGCTGGAAGCGTGGTTCCTTGGATAACGATTTGTGGAATGACTACACTTCCAAAGCGAGTCAAGTCGTTACCCGTGATGGTAACCAACTTATATCGCATGATTTGGGTTTCGTCAGGAGTTGCTTCCAAGACTGGCATATTTTCGATGACAGCCCCATAATAGTTGGACCCTAGTGGGTGGGCGGTGTTGTATAGCCCGTAGTCCACTTCATCGTCTGCAACAGCGAACTTGGTAATTTGGAAATTACCCGTGCCGGTACCTTGCGACAAAAGTTCCCGTCCACGATTGGTTAATATAGCGTCCACGGTAATTGTGGATTTATCTAGGTATCCCATAGTCTAAAATCTCCTGAGTGAAGTACAACAATTATAAGTATAAAGTAATTTAATTTAAGTTAATTATTGGACGCTTAATCGACCCCCACCCCCCAATCTAATTTGCGGGACGGATGGTAAATTTATGTTTTGCGATGGGATATTGGTACTATTGACGACAATAGTATTACCCACGGACGGTCCAACAATAACAGGCGACGACCCATCAAATGTAGTTCCAACGTCTCGACATCCAAGATAATTTCTTCTCTTTAATGCCGTAGTATTATCCCGACTAAACTTGTAGTGGCGGGGGAGGTATCCGATAGGAATCAGACTTGCTGGGTCATAGGCGAAATATCTCAATACGACATCGGTTGGAGCTATATCACTTGATGTAGTATTATCAATACTATAATAAATGGTGGAATCCGTTGTTTGCATCATAACGTATGGGAATACATCTGAATTACCTTCGAGTAATCCATCAAATAGAACTCCATGGTCACCGGTCGGAGCGGTCGTAAATGCCCGTGTTCTGTCCGTATCTCTCGAATTACTATCACGATACAGTCTGAGTCGTAATCCCGATGTGCCGTTTACGTTATATACAGAGAACAAGTTAGCCATCTTAATGACACCCGTATTGTATGACCCCGAAGTATAAGCCGTTGTGGTGGAGATAGTTGAACTATATCTACCTGGTTTTGCTACAAGCGAACCCGTTTGTAACAATGTTACATTTGCGTATACTTGGTTAAGAGGTGAGGATACGTTGGTATCCAATTTAGCCACATACAACTGTCTGTATAGGGTGTCAAATTCGTAATAATATTGACCATTATTTTTGTGGAAATATGAAGTAGTTCCAATTTCCGTTAGGTCGGCACGTGGTCTAATATCGTAATATGGTAACAACGTATTTTCTTCACTTGCTAATCTACTTGGAATACCAAGGTATGGATTTCTTGGATATCCCGATGAAGTGACATCTCCACGTGGGTTTGCATCAATCGAATTTGCTTCCAATGCATCAAATGAACTGTTTTCATCAAGTATAGATGCAGTAACCAACACATTGTTTACATATTGTTTAATACGTCTGAACGTTGGCATTTTAGTTGGAGCCGTACTACTGACGGGTCCAATGGTTTCAGTTACATCAATGTTACCCGACATCGGAAGGATATCAGACAGTACATCTGGAACCCCGCTGATTGGATATGAGAACTCGAACGTATATGCTCCAACATCAGCTGACCCAGACCCAGAAATATAATTATTAAATGTTTTAGTTGCCGTACCATCTACAGCAACACTTGGTTGTACAATTGAACGATTACGGTCAAGGATAGAGGACTCAATAACAATTCCATTTAACAACTTTGCTCTGGCCGGGACCATATCTTCTGCGTAATCACTTGGTGCATCCACAAGATTACGGAAGAATCTGATGTATTCGTTTGGATTAATTTTTTCGTTGTAATATGATAAGAAATAGTTCTTTAATTCAGTTAAATTTGGATAACTCGAACCCGTGACATATCGTGGACTACCGATGATATTATTGACATCCACCACGCCCATTGTTCTTAAAATGGTTTGATTGATAAAATCAGTTGGTGAGATGGCGAACGATACAACATTTTGTCCACTGGTATATTGCTTTTCTTCAATTGTCTTAATACTGGAGTTAGGACTCAATACTCTAGTACCATCTCCATCGACGAAGTTTGCACTAAAGGTTGGTGGAGCGACTACGTGTACCTTTTTATTAGTGTAAATTGTAGACCCAACAATTGGTGTAAATTGTTTGATACCTCTCAATATACGTTCATATGAAGCAGTTGTAAAGCCTACTGCCGGGACAGATGGTATTACTGAGATGTTTTGGTATGGACTTTCATTTACAATTGATTGAGTTACTGACGCAGACGGGATACTGAATGGAAGGTGTACGTAGAGATTTACCCGTGATGAAGTATAATTTGTACCGTAATATGAACCAGGGTCATATGCTTGGGATACAAAATCATCGTTTGAGATATTTTCTCCCCACAAACGTACTTCATCTACAATACCATCGAATTTATTTCCTAACTTAATTGAACCACTACCGCCGATATAAACGAACGTAGTACTATTCCATAGTGCTCCAAGACTTACTGATGCCGATTCTTGGAACAATACTTGGTCACCGTCTGTTTGGATGATTGAAATGTCAGCGGATTGACTCCGTAACATAATGTTTGTATAATCATCACTGAATAGTGGGAAATAACTACTGGTTGCGATGACAGCACGTCCGGACCCACTTACTACTTGAATTCTACCGTAATCGAATTTAGATGATGATGGATGTGGTACAATGTCAATTGCCCACTTTTGGTCACCTGTTACGATAGAACTGCTGGTGCGTGTGCTTGGATTAAATCGTAGTTGTAATGTTTGTGCAATAATTGACGCGGAGACGAACGGAATTTGAATATGACTTTCTACAGACCCCGTGTATCCAAGACCATACGTAAGTTCATCAGATTGGATATAGTTAGAGGAGCCAGGATATGTTGTTTCCTTGATCTGTAGAATTGGTGAGTTTAATCCGTATGTATTTAATAAAGCATTAAATGAAGTACGTGACCCCTTAGTTTTTGATAGGTAAATTGCGCTATGTAGGAATCTCTTCCAGGTTTCCGCCACCAATGACCGTGAACCAGATTCACCAGCAATTGATGAGATAAACGTATCAAGATTTTCAATTGAATATGCGTTAGGAAGTCGTAAACCAAATGATTGTGCTACTTCGTACACCTGGTCCATTGTCAATTCTTCAAATGGATTTGGATTTGTGGAATAGACGTTTCCAAATTGGTCAACATACTGCTTTAAATTATCCATAACGTGACCAAACATTGCCACCAATGTCAAGAATTCAATTGAATCAGAATTGTCTTGAATGTGTGACGGAAGGTGCTTCGTCAGATAATTTGGGTTATTTTCATCGTATCTTTGTGCAATTGCACCTTGGACAGTCAACCAGTTTGATGCAGTAACACTATTAGCACTCCACGGCGTTCCGTCTGACATTTTTGGCCAGGACGCGGTAGCGTGATATTCTACACCAGAAGTGTTGTAATATGCACTTGCGGTATATACAAACGATTCCGTTGCAAAGTAGAGGAATTGTTCATACCCGTCAAAATTTCTAATAATATTTTCTTTTTCAATAGCTTTTAGTGATTGACCGATGGTACTACTGGACACACTAGCCGAAATACTAGCAGAGGTTAATTCTTCAATCTTTAATAACTTTTGTTTGAAAGAAAGAAGTCTACTATATGCTGACCCATAATACACGAAGTTGTTGTAGTCAGTAAAGTCTATATTGAGTTCCGACGAATTAAAGTCACTAGTAAACCATCTGCGGAATGCTCTGTCGTCAAATGATAATTGTGAACCACTGATAATTGCTCCAGCCGACCCCGTAGCGATACCCAATGTTTCCATCGTCATTTCATTCAATGAACGCTTATTAAAAATATACTTAGAAACATCCGTATTCATCGGACGAAGATACGGCGTGGTATCAGCTTCTGGTCCTAAATCAAACTCAATAGTGTCGATGACTGTTTTTGCAAGTTCACGACTAATAAATGCTACATCGTACAATGCTACATTAGTGTCTAATGCAGATAGTAACTTAAGTTGAATTGCACTTGGATTAGATGGAGACTTTCTCCACGCTTGAACAACTATTTGACGGTCATTTCCAAGATTTAATAATGTTTTAAGTTCACGGGTATCATCAAAAAATGTTGATGCTTTAGTTGTAATAGAGGTATTAACTGCCTTAATTAATGATTCCAATAGAGGTACTTGTAACTTGGTAATAACTAAAGTTACACCTACCGTTACTTGTGTCTTTGATTCTGGAACTTCAACCAGCGTTGGTAATTTTTCTCCCGTAGTAGGTGTTGAGTCGGCGTACTCAGCTAATCCACTCTCTACATTTAAAATTCGTTGTGTGATATCCCGATATGATTGTAGGATATCTAACATATACTTCATCACATTTGTTTTAGACTGCGAAGTTGCAAGCTTATCACTAAATGGAAAATACGTGTAAACATTAGTAAGCGTGTTCTTAAACAAGATTCTGTTTAGTTCACGTTTTAATTGACGAACCATCGCGCCACTTAAACTTTCACCGCTCTCTTTAAAAAAGTTTGAAATAGCATTACCATCAAATGCACTCCAATTTGCTATTTTGGTGTCAAATTCTCCCAACAAACGATTTAATTCATCTGCTGTGAAAGTGATTTGATATTGGTCCGATGTATATTCCTTACCTAACCCATCTTTACCTTTATTATAGGTCTTTTGTAAGAAATCTGGATTTTGCCAAGTTACGCGTATCTTACTCATGTATTATCTCTTAAAATTGAGAATTAGTACTAGTACTTGATGTAACCATTGCGACCAAATTAAATGTAATCGATTCTGGTCGTGTTTGTACTTCAAAGTTTTCCAGCGTCGTACTCAATCGAACCACTAATTCTCTTGAGCTAGTTGGTGGAATAATTAATGGAGTGCTAGTATTCACCAATGTTGTACTACCAGACCGATATACTTCAAGTACAGGTGTTGATGGTACAGGAGAAACTTTAATATAAAAATCAGCAGAAGCGTTAGCGACAGTCATTGGCATGTCCGCTGGAATCGCATTACTATTTTTAATATAAGTAACAGTCAAGTTATTATTCAATAGATTTGTTGACCCAGAAACTACACTAAATGCTCTGGTTACATCCGTTGGTGTGATTGCCATAATCAATCTCCTACCACTAAGTCATATGGTAACTGACCAACTGTTGTTGTGTTGGTATCTAAATATTTTTTATATTCTGCTACTAATGAACTACTGATAATAGTTGCTAAAGTTGCGTTGGTAAATCTAGTTGTATTATTAGCTAGTAAACTATCCACTTCCGTTGTAGCGGTAATATATGCGCCGTCTAATATAGACTGTGCTATGTTGTACACCCCATCAAAATTATATTGTTCGATGGATGTAGCGACAAATTGTGGCATTTGCTGACCAATGGAACCAGTAGTTAATACTGTATTGTCTGCAGGAATACGTACATTACTTCCCGTTTGATTAAATACCTGCTTCAAGGCATCTTTTACCCAAACAGAATTTAATGATGGTAATGCAAACTGATTTAGTTCATTAATATCTGTACCTAATAATTCTACTTCAGTACGTGAAGGAGAAATGGTAGAAATACTGAGTGAACGGTTGTCATACGACCCAATTTCATCTTCAAAGAAATTAAGGGAAACCGCGTATTGACCAATTGGAACAAATAAGTCGGTTACTTTTGAGAAGTCAATGAAGAGTAAATTTCTACGCATTCCATCATTACTGTATTGTAATGGTTGTAATGTAACTGCTCCGGTAATACTATTTGAAATAAAATCAGAGAAAATTAAAGAATTATCGGATAAACTGTATAGATTAATTTCAATGTTTGCTTTAGTAATTCTTTGCGGAAAGTCTGCTGGTACTTCCATTTCCAGTAGGTTATCCTTAGTTGTGGCAACAATACGTGAAACAGTGTACTTGTTATACTGTTCACTTAATGTTTGTAAATTACTTTTATAGTTTTCTTGATTTGCCATCAGCTTAACTCTTGAAAATTTTTATTTACTCGTTGCTTCCAAACTTCATAGTTAACTTTTTCAGTATATATTGGAGTATAATACACGTATCCATCTTGAATGTTATCCGGGTCACGTGGAATGACAACGGTTTGTCCTGTTGCGGTGTAGTTAGATTTGATTGACGATGTGTAACTCATTCCGTTCATCGACCCACTATTAGCAGATGAAGCAGTAACATCAGTTAAAGTAAACGAAATATCAATCGTTTCTTTATTGATAACACTACCACTATCAGGATTTGACCCGCTCACTAAAATAGGAATCATAAATCAATTTGGAAAACTGTATCAGTATTGAACACACGTGAATAACTACCACTTGCTACTTTTAATTTCAATGTATAGAATCTACCTGGATATAGTGATGTTGTATCCAAAACTACATACGACCCACTATTGTCTGTATTGACTCTGGTGGAGTCATCAAATTGCATTACAGTAGTATTACTTTCTACGTCTACAATGGAGTAGTACGACGATGTTGGTAGATAATACTTGTTCTTATATCTTAAGATAGAATCAAACGACTTTAATGGGTATTCATCACGTACTACTAAACTAACCCGTGTAACATCACCTTGTGTGTATGTTTGTTTTAAATTTGATGGAATAATTTTAACATTCAACGTAGATGGAATTGCTTGTAAACTACCTGTTGAAAAGATTTGGTCATTCCATGTAATTTCAAGTGTTGGTTGGTAAATGGTATGAGTTTGTGTTGAAAAAATCTTCAATACTCCCTTGTTGTTTACATCCAATTCATCGGAAATTGGGAATTGTAACGCCAACCCACGGAACGTTGATTGCAACGATTGGCTGACCAAGGGACGGATGATATTAGTAACGTCTACTCTAATATCTTGTAGTGGGTATTGTGAAAGCGTGATACTTTGTGTGGTAGCCCCCGTTAAGAAGTCACCACCGTACATACTCCACGACAGACTACCACTTGCTTGTCTCCATGTCGCTCCATCGTTTACATTTTCTACGTTTTGATAGAAAAATCCACTACCTTCATCCCACGACCGAGATACTTGGTAGATAATAATTTGTTGATTTCTTCTTATATTTTCCGCATTAGCTAATTTCAAGTTCAAATAGAAGTTTGACCCAGAAAATACACTAGCGGTTGTTGGTAAATCAAAATAAATTAATGTACGAGCTGACCCCGTTGAATACGCTGTTGAACTGGTAACTTCCACGCTCGTGTCGATGACTTTACCAATTTCAAGAATTTCATCTAACCCAACATTAATTGTTGGAAATGCTTCGTAAAGGGTCGTGTCTTTACTGGCTGTTAAGAATTTTTTCATTGTGAGGCAGTTCCTATAATATCAGTTTGTGGATATTTCAACTCAAATATACTTGGGTCGAGACTTGGGTAAATAACTCCATCAACCGTTGCATCACTAATTGAATAGCGATAATTTTGATAGTTTGCACCATCCTTAAATTGATACTTGTTGAAGATACGAACATCACGAACGTTTTGAACGCCGTCTACCATACCGATAGCATAGGTTAAATCTGCTAAAATAATAGGTTGACCAATGTTCCACTTTTCAATATTGAAGAAATCTTGTACTGTCCCGATAGTACGAGCAAGTACATCGTTTAAATTATAGTTACGGAACACCGAAATATCAAATTGTACACCGATATTAATGATAAATGCATCAAGAATATTAACATCGTCTGTCAACAGTCTGTATTGTTCCAAATATCTTGCTAGATTTTCTTTGGTTACAGTGTTTAATGTAGCTAACTTACCGTCTTTATCATATCCTAATGTATATAAATTAATTGCGTTTGGTCGGACTGGATTATTGACGTAGTTGATATCGTTTGTTGCTAATATTTGATTAATTTGTTCGTCACGTACTGCGTATGCCTTGGACACCCGACCAAATTTGGAAGGAAGTGAGTATGCACGGATTGTGTAATCATCAGCGGTAACCACTCTGTTCTGTGCATTAAAGAATCCAAGTGCGTTTTGACGAATTTCATCAACAGATTCTCCGGCTCCGCCGCCAGTTGCAGGTAAGTCATTGTTAATTGTCATACTCTGGACTGCTGCATTAAACGCTAGTAATTCTGCTGCCGTGTATGCTGTTGTGTCGTTCAATGTGATTAGGTTGCCCACATTAACGATAGTATTTGATGGTGTATTGGTTTCCACACCACCCCCAACCAAATATGTTACGGTTAGTGTAGTATTTGCTGGTGCTAATCCGTATGCATTACTATTTAAGAAATTTACATTATTAAGTGCAGTGTTTCCTAGAATATTTTGAATCGTATTACCGTATTGTGCGTTTGCAATTTGACGAGAATCCAGAACTAAATTAGTTTCAGCTGTGTTATCGACGCCCGAACCAAATAACAACTCCATACGAAGTTCTCTATTGATTCGTGTAACAAATCGTCTTGGTACTTTACGTAATCTTAACTTAGAAGATGGAAGATTACCAATTTCTCCGTTTGTAGTTACGTCAAGGTCATCCAAAATAACATCTTGTGCTAGATAATCAACTTCATACCACTTATTTCCATCAGAATCTACGATATTTGAGATTCCAATAATCTGTTCGTCTGGGAGAAGAACGGAAGTAAATTGTTCCGCACTTCCAAATGTAAACGTTGCTGTCTTTTCTACAGCCGCAATAAGACGTGCTTCTTTGGTAACGATAAAGGTTGATGGATTACCACCAGAGAATGAATTAATAATATAGTTTTCTGCGGTGATATCCGAGAAATCTACATCTTCAAGTAGTCTGAATTGGATGACATTTTGTCCTGCTGTCGTAAATCTACTTCCTGCTCCGACCTTGACCAAGTATTTAGTATCTGGGACGTACACACCATTACTTAAAACTGCTGGTGCTAGTTGGTATAGTTTTGCAGTTGCCGTTGCGGGTGAAATTAACTTTGGCTTGTATCCTAAAAATTGAGCAATAGTAACAACATTCTCTTCTTGTTCGGCGTAAGCTAAGAGATTTTCCTTGAATTGATTATCAATATAGAATGATAAGACATCACCAAGATATGATGCCATTTCAATGAACATCATACCTGGAGAAGTTTCGTTAAAATCTGAATATGTGTTCGGATAGTACGACTTCGCAAACTCAATTAAATTCTGTCTAAAATCTCCAAATGTCTTAGAAAGATAGTTAATCTGCTTAACGTTTGGTCGAGGTTGTAAATTGATTCTTTGGTTACTGGACATCTCATACTCCCCGTGTAGAAATGGTCACGGTGTCGGTGACATTTGGGTTATTTCTAAATTTATATGTACATGTGATGTTGATTATATTCTCATCACTATTTTGCGTAATTTGAAAATCAGTAAGTTCTAAATACGGTAACCATCTGTCAATAGCTTCTGCGACAGCCAAACGTGCTTCGGTCAATAAATCTTCTGTGCTTGGGTCAAACAAAACTCTCCAGAGGTCACATCCCAATTTCGGTTGAGCAATACGTTCTCCTTTCTTGGTCAAAATTAAATTCTTAAAATTTGACCGAGTTTGTTCAATCAACGTAGTCGATTGGTCAAACATTCCTGTCTGGCCCCGACGTATTGGGATGGTAACTCCGATGAATTTTTGTGCCATAAATTAGACCAACTTCATTGCTTTCATCATAGCAGAATAATCTTTATTGATTGCTTGGAATGCTGGGTTATCTTCTTGAACACCCTTTGGTGGTGTTGGCATTACCTTACCGGTTGTTGCTACAATGGTATCACCAATACGGTCAAGACCCATCATTTCTGCTAATTGCGCACGTGAAAGTTTTGGTTTTGGTGTTGCGGTCGGTGTAGATTCTTGAAGTGATTTTACTTCTGCAACAGCTTCACCGAGTAACTTAGGAAGAACTTTTTTAACTTCTTCTTCCACCGCTTCCTTTACAAGTTCTTTTACGTATGCTCTAAATAGTGCTTTGTCCATAAAATCCTCTATCGGTTGTTAAATCGTCCTAAAACATTACGACTTATATTTCTTATACTATTATTAGTAATCTGTTCTTTTCTAACGGTAAACGTACTTTCTGCTTTTTTAGCCAAATCACGTTGTGCATTAATAGTCGCTTCTTGCTTTTGTCGTTTTAATTCATTAATTCTGAAATTAATATACTCTTTTACTTCAGCGTATGATGGTATGGTTGGAACAACTGGTTGAGTTAAACTAGGAATTTGAGGTATCTGTGGTACTTGCGGAATTTTAGATTCGTATGTGTCAACGATATTGTTTGCTCGTTGTTTTATTTCATCTATAGACCCAGAAAAGGTACCATCTGGAACTATCGTATCTAATGGAATTTTTATATTCATACATTCTTCTTTGTGACAAAGTTATCTGTACTGTTGAAAACCGCTGATTGTGGTACTAATCCTAATTGGCTGAGTTGTAACGCCTTCAACCCAGTAATTAAAGGAAGAAATACCGCTGTACCTGGTCCAACGGGCGTCACCACAGTGGTCAATGGTAACTGTGTAGTGAATACGTCTATCAACTTCCCTAAGAAACTAGCCAATGTCGCCCCCAGAACCATAGGTTCGGTTGGGTCATTTGACGTTCCTATAAATATCTTTTTACCTAGAATTGTGTAATTACCGTCCGTTTTAAATGACAAATTTTTTACAGAAGAAAGTACTACATTATTACCTTTTAGAAACAAATCATCGGCTGCAACAAGGTTTATATCAGAATTAGCCGTCATAAACACCGATGATTCGGAGTCTAGGGTAATAGAACCGATAGCACTAAGGTTTATTTCCGACTTAGAGAACAACGACATTTCATTTTTTTTACTGTTTAAAATAACTCTATCAGAATTTACGAATATCTGTGCTCCGGTGTAATATGGAGATTGTCTTGATATTTCTGTAGACCGTAAATGTGCTTTATTACCGGATGCGGTGTTAAGTGTTGCTGCTTCAAATGGAACCGTTTCATCCGTAACTAACCAGATAGAATTTAAATCTTTATTGATATCTTCGTATACTAGAGAGTATTGGGTCGTTGTAGCCGTAGAGACTTCTTTAGGTGTGGCATTTTGACCCACAGTAATAAGTAAATTGGCTTTTGGTGAAGTTGTCGTTTGGTTGCTAAATAAACTAGACCCAAATCTGATGATATTTCCGAATCTTCCTTGTAAGATAACATCCCCTTCATTTGCACGAATCGGTTTTACATCGGCGTTTTCCTTGAACTCATTACCCAGAGTAAATGCTTCTTGTGGTTCGGAGGGTTGGTATGAGGGTCCACCTTGAGCTGCTAGTTGTGCTGAATCACTATTGACCGCTGTTGAAATAGGAGAAAATCTCGCACTTAGTCCAGGCCAAGAATTTTCTGTTACCTTTTTCGCTGTGTTTACGGGTCGTGTGTAATATAACTTTCCGAACGAGTAGAAAATTAGTACGGTTTCATTTTTTAGAGGAAATTCTTGGATACTAAATTCTAATGGACTTGCCCAGTTTAGTTTTTCTTTTGGAACACCACGGTCATCAGGAATAATTCTAACAAGAATATCACCCAAATTACTCCCGTCAGCGGAGTATAGAGGATGGCTTTCGTTAACGATTACATCTTCCACCAACCCATCGATATACGGAGAAGGTTGGTTAATAGAAAATCTAGGAACCTCGGAGGCACCTAGCTGATTAATGTCTACGCCGTACGGTACCGACCCGAATGTTCTCATTTTGACTTACTCGCAAACACATCATCCAAGTCCTTCACATCTTCTTGAAGTCCTTGGATTTCTACTTGAATGTCCCCAAGTAATGCGTTCTTTTCTTCTTCAGACAACAAACCGTCCAACGATGCGTTAGACTTGACACCAACAGACACGATGCGTTGTGCAATCTGCGCAACGCGAACCAAATGTTCATCGTTCTTGACGTTTACTTCGATGAATCCCTGCACAATAGGTCCAATCACCGCAGCATCTTCTGGCGTGCGGATGAGTTGGACCATTTTCATAATAAACGAGTTGATTTGGGTTCGTTTACTGTCTGTATTTTTGTGAATTTCTGAGAAAATGTCTGCTAGACTCTTCCCATCATATAATTCTGAGTTTATATCCATTGGAACCTCCTAAATTCCTATATTATAAATAGATAGGAATTATCTTTTATACGAGAAATAGGAGGATGGGTCGGAAAGATGTCCATTTTGTCTAAATTCTCCCAACATACGGATAATGTGGGGTCGCATCTTGTTGATAACCTTAGTGATATGGGCGGTTTTGTAATTTGTCATCTCCCGTACCATCAGATAGAGGGCTTTCTTGTTGAAATTATCAATATTATCGATTCGTTCGATTAATTTGACGATTGCGGTTGCGATTTCGATATCACGCTTCTTCTTGAATATCTTTGTGGTGTTGAACTCCCAGTATTGGACTAATAATTTGAGAAATTCCTTCATATCTACCGTAGAATCACGGGTTTCTGGTTCTACAATCAACATTTCTTCCAGTGTAAAAGAATCCTCTGTCTGGTCTGAAAAGTATAGTACCCGCTTTTCTTCTTTATACGAATTATTATTGTGTAAAATCAAATAGTTCTTGGCAATAACACTAAAATATGAGAATGCCTTACCCTTATCTTCGGTAAATTTATGAAGATTGATAACCAAAAAGGAGACTACCTGCGCCTTGATTTCGTCGAAGGTACCCTCCATATATGGAAATTTGAACCGATTGATAACGTTTTCTGCTAGCTTATCAAGCGGTCCTTGAATTTTACTTCTAAATAATTGTTCCCGAGTGTCGGGGTCATCTGATTTATTGTATGCGATTATCGCTTTTTCAGTTTCTTCGGTAAAATAAACCTTATCGTTCTTCTTCCTCGTAGTTACCATCACGTATCTCCGTAACGAATGCGGACAATAAATCTACGCATTCAACCAATTGTTTAAACGTTGTTCCCACTTCATCGTCTTGTTCAAATATCTGACGACTATCTATAGAACGCATGAGTCTTACGGTGGCGTTTGTGCGACCATAAAACTCATTAATAGCGTCCTCTAATCTTTCATTTTTATTTAATAAATTATATACTGCGAAAGATAATAACGCAACGATAATTGTCAAGGCCCCAACCAAAAAAATTAACATTAGAAAGTTTCCCGTAATTTGTACTTGTTAAATTCTTGCAGATAATCTCGAATAGACGTACCATTTGCGTCTGTTCGACCATGCATATCACCATCTGCGAAATACTTCTTTACGTTACCTGCACCGGCCAAATGAGCGGCGGCGAGAACACCAGACCGAGTAATACGAATTCCCTTGAACTTCCGACCTTCGTAATTTTCGATAATACGGTCCAACAGTGAGTTATTTGCTCTCATATAGCTTACCATTACGCTGTCCTGTAATTCAGGATTACGTAGGAATTGATTCTTTGATACGTGGTACCCTAAGACCTGAACCGTTCTTGGGTCAAATTGGTACTTTCCCATCATCCCAAACTTATTAACCACGTTTGGTGTATTGTCACTTTCCCGGCGAGCCATATGGTCCAAGAACCTTTCCAGTTCGGTTGGTTCTGACCGCACAATACCATCGGGAATATATACTGTTTTTGCCGTACCTACTGCTAAAACCATTATTGTCATTACAATCATAGAGAGGTATTTCATACTTCCTCCGTTTAGAGTAAGTGGGGACGAGCCTCAGCCATACCAGCGCCCGTGACCACCATATATTCTGGAAAGAATTCCCCAAGATTCTGTGCTCCAGCGTAAGACAGAGCAGAACGTAATCCATCGGTCAATCCTTCCACGATAAACTTTACACCACCCTTAAAAGGAATTACCGTAGACTCACCTTCAACATTTCGCTTTGCTTGGTTATGGACACTCTTCGTTTCCAATGACGCAGCGCCACGATACCGCTTGTATAATCCGTTCGACTTCTCAATAATTGCACCAGGCGCTTCCTTAGTTCCTGCTAACAATGACCCAAGAATGACCGAATCAGCTCCCACTGCAAGTGCCTTTGCAATATCACCACTTGACCGAACCCCACCACACGCGAGAATCGGAACCGTGACTTCACGTGCACAATCTTGAAGTGAAGTTACGTTCGGAACCCCGAATCCGGTCTTGATACGAGTGGTACAAAGTGACCCACCACCGATACCGACACGAATAGCGTCCGCTCCCCACGATTGTAAATCAAGCGCACCCTTTGCGGTAGCAACATTTCCTGCAATTACATCTATGTGAGAAGGTAAGTCTCTTTTCAAACGATGTAATGCATCTCGTACAAAACTATGATGTCCGTGTGCCACATCAATCAAAATAATATTAGCACCCTTAGTGACCAATTCAAACGCCCGTTCAAAATAATCACCGTTTGCGCCAATGGCTGCCATTACGTGATGTGTTGCACCATCAAATCCTCTGGTGTACGTCTTGACCTTTTCTACTTCTTTTCCTTGCTGGTCAATCGTCATAAACCGATGAATACAACCGATTCCACCAAGCTCAGCTA